TGCACCACCGAGTGGGCGCTCATTGATAAAATCTACAACTCCAATGGAAGCGCCAAGATTGGCACTGAGGGAGCTATCAAGAACGGCGATTATATCCAAGCCAACATCACCTGTGTGGCTGAGTTCAGGACCGCTAAACCTGGCGTATTTATGAACCCGATCATGTTGGCCATCCAGGGGACCGGCGTTGAGATTCACCAAGGACCGGATGCAACGGCGGTTGGCTTTGGTGGCGGCGCATTACCTCCAGGGGCAACGGCACTTCCGGTTGATCCGGCCACACAAGCAGGGTTCGGGCAGCAGATGTCGCCCCTGGAGGCAATGGCCCCGCCACCTCCACCCAACCCTGCCATCTTGCAGATGCCTCCACCTCCTCCGGCGCATCAGATGACACCGTTGGCCGGTGGAGCCACCTACGAGCAATGCATCGCTGTCGGCTGGACTGACGAAACCCTTAGAGCAAATGGGATGATGCTGTGACGACAAGCCCAAGGTATGTTTTTGACTGTGAATGCTTCTGGAATTACTTCTGCATTATGCTGAAGGATATTGATTCTGGGGCCATATACGGTGCTGAAATGTACCCCGGCCGTCCTTTCACTATGGAAGGGTGGCCGGTAGGGCTCTTTATCTCATTCAACGGCCTGGGCTATGATCTACCCATAATGTCCCTGGCGCTGGCCGGGGCCGACAATGTTACGCTCAAGCGAGCGACCAATGATATTATCCAGCACGATATGAAGCCGTGGGATATCCGGGACAAGTACGGTGGCGTGCGACAGGATATCAATCACATTGACATTATGCCTGTGGCTGTCGGGCAAGTTGGCCTCAAGGCGTATGGTGGCCGCATGCACTCCAAGCGGCTCCAGGACTTGCCCTATGATCCAGAACACCTTATTGCTCCTGAAGAGCGTGAGGTCGTGCGGACCTATTGCGCCAATGATCTGGACACGACCATTGATCTGTTCAACAGCCTTGAGCAAAGTTTAGCCCTGCGGCAACGTATGTCCGACAAATATGGAATGGATTTACGATCCAAAAGCAACGCTCAAATTGCTGAAGCGGTCATTCGCTCCGAGGTTGAAAAAATTCTCGGATATAAAATTCAGCGAACCGAGTTTCACCCGGCGTACCGGTTCAAATACATTGTCCCCGCCTTTGTTCGGTTTCAGACACCTGGAATGCAACGTTTCCTGGAATGGGTCCGGAAAGTTGAGTTTGGCCTCGATCACAACGGGCATGTTGTCGGTCCTGAAGAGCTTAGTTTGCAGATCGGGGCAGCAGTATACACCTTTGGCATTGGTGGCCTGCACAGCACCGAAAAATGCGTCAGCTATGTGGGTGATCTGATAAGCCCGGACGTGACCAGTTATTACCCGGCAGTTATCCGCAACCAGGGGCTCTATCCGCCAGCCATGGGCGAGGTGTTTCTTACGGTCTATGGCGGTATTGTTGACACACGTATTGCGGCCAAGCAGGCCGGGGACAAGGACACCGCCGAAGACCTTAAAGTGGTTGTCAATGCATCCTTTGGCAAGTTCGGCAACCGTTGGTCGACTCTCTACAGCCCCAACCTCATGATCCAGGTGACTCTCACCGGGCAGCTTGCCATCCTCATGCTGATCGAGCAATTGGAGTGCGTGGGTATAGCTGTTGTGTCTGCAAATACTGACGGGCTGGTGGTAAAACTTCCGCCGTCACGAAGAGCTGAGTATGATGCTATCGTTGAGGAATGGAGTGCGGCCACTGGCTGTAACCTTGAGGAGTCCAAATGGCGGGCGCTTTACGCCAAGGATGTGAACAATTATATTGCCATCACTGAGGATGGAAAACTCAAACAAAAGGGGTTGTATGCCAAGACCACGCTTTCAAAAAATCCAACGAATAGAATATGTGTCGAGGCGGCGATTGCGTACCTTACGGGAGGCGTTGGAGTATCTGAAACAATCCGAGCATGCTCAGATATCCGACAATTTCTCACCGTTCGCCAAGTCAAAGGTGGGGCATCCTATCAAGGAAATTATCTCGGAAAAGTTGTCCGATGGTACTACAAATTGGGCGCAATGGAGCCATTGAGATACGCCACCAATGGCAACAAGGTGGCTCGAAGCGATGGAGCGCAACCCTGCATGGAACTGCCTCACTCCATGCCACTGGACTTGGATCATCAGTGGTATATTAATGAGGCCAACCAAATATTAAAGAACATAGGGGCGATATGAACCTGAACGAGTATTGCAAGAAATGGCACCCTGATATTAAGGCCGTTGTTGAGTATCTGCATCCAGTACCGAGATTGAGTAGAGGAACACTACTTATAAATATTTTAAATGACGATCTGACCATTAAGTACGGCGCTCGCTTCTATCCTCTTGAGGGTGAAAGCCACACGGGCATAATTGATAAATATTTTCAGTGGTCGAGGACGTATGATGGCAAAACCAAATAGCTACATTGACCACGTCAAATTTAAAGCTGCTGGAATGGTTAAGAACAAGCAATGTCCAATCACCAATGGTTTGCAAACTCGTATCGCATACAGATGCATGTTGAAGATGTGCTATCACCATAACTGTTCATTGTGTAAGCCTGGGGAACTTCCCAAGGGGATGACGCTTGCAGATTTATAGAACCAGCAATATGGAGGAGTCCATACGCAAGATGGCTTCCATAAATTACAAGAGTGTTGTCTTCATGAAGCATTGGTGCAAGAGGCGTATCAAGCTGCGTGAGGCGTTGGTTGCTGATCTACCGGCAACGCTTTGCTATCCGTCAAAGAACTACACTGGATATTCAGTTGATCGTTGGGATGAGAAGGGTGGCTTGCTCTATTATCATCACGTTCGAGAGCACTACATGCTTCCTCCGTCCGATGCGCTGCTGTTCGTGGAATGTCCGTTGCAGCATGAGCAATTTGAAAGGTTCATTGCTGGAGCCAACCGAGAGGTCATAGTCTACCGGCCACCAACCTGGGAAATGCAGGAAGAGCGCGTCACAACCATTCACCCCGATCACAGTGTGGTGGATACGCTCATTTTGGTTATGGGTCTCATGGGGCGTTCCAAGGGCGCAAATGAATTGGAGCAAGCGGCCTTGTCCTCATCTACCTGGGAGGCCAAATGCTTCACAGGGGCTGAAATTAGAGCCGTCACCGGCATATCTGAAGCGCACTTGCAAGTAATACTCAACAAGTATTTCAGGCGTAAGCATGCGCGCCAGCACCCATATCGGCTCAATCATCCTCCTGACGATCCGGCAATTCTTTCGGCGTACCGGGAGGTTGAGGCGGCTAACGGCCTGCTGTACTTCAACAAGATCGAGGGAAATTTGTTGCCGCTCATCAAGGGCCGATACATCACAACCCTACCAGTAATTTATGTGGTTAAATGTGACCTCAAGGCGCGGAAGCCCCATGTGGTCAATGCTATCGCCAACGCCCATCGTGGGGATTGGTACAAAATGAAAAATCTGGTGGATAATGCGCCGGACTATTTGGAGGAGTTATGAGCACATTACGGGACGCTTGGATCATTTTTAGAAGAATTTTTCCAAGATTTAAATATTTAAACAATGCTGACAAAAGTGATCCTGATAATGAGATGAGAGTTTTACTTATTCATTATGGTCGGAGCGTGTATCCTGTGCTTATTGTTAGGTGGTACGCGAAGCCTTGGAAAGGGCCAATTGAAGCTAGAATAGATAGAAGCTATAAACCTAGACTTAAATAAACGATTGGAGGAGTTATGAATACATTACAGGATGCTTGGAACGAGCATATTGAAAATATTCAGTGTGAACAATTGACAGTCGGGGACCTTAGAGAGATACTTAATAGGATAAAAGATGCTCGATTATTGCGCTACCCAATGTATATTTGCCACAAAGATCATTACAGTAAGTTAAAAAGTACGGATTTTTTATTTCTCCGTAATGCCTTCGTTGTTGTTTCAGATGAATTTAATCCAGGTGAGGAAGGAGTTATGAGTCAATTTGAAAAAACTTTTACTGAAATGATTAGAACCATGCAGCACGCGGTTCATCAAAATGCTCAAGATCATGGTTGGTGGGAAGAAGACAGGTCCGATGGAGAACTGATTGCTTTAGAACATTCTGAGCTTTCTGAAGCATTGGAAGCGTTTCGTCATGGAAATCCTCAAGACAAACAATGCCCTGAGTTTTCGCAGGTTGAAATCGAACTTGCAGATTGCATTATTCGCATATTGGATCATTCTCAAAGAAGGGGTTATAGAATTGGTCAAGCGATTATTGCAAAACATGAATTTAATAAATCACGTCCGTATAAGCATGGCGGTAAGAAGTTTTAATCCTGCTCATACTCAATCTGAGCCACCCGTATTGTCCGAATGCGCTGGGCGGACTGATGATACAGTTGGTTGAGTTCGGTGAGAAGTTCTGATTGATTACCACCCTTAGGGCCGTCATCGCCTTTTCCACGTAGGGCGATAGCGGCCTTGAGCTTCACTTCGGCCAAAGCCGCTGAGTCATAACTCATGGTTGCAAGCTCATGAATAGCATTGACCGCATCGATCCGATACGTGCGGTTGAGCAGGTCAATGCGGTCCTCAAACTGCTGGGCCGACATTTTGTCATACTCGGCGTTGCTCTTGACCACTTCAATGGTGGCTGCAAAAGCCTGAAGATGTTCATTAGTTCTCAAGAACGAGTCAAGTTCCCGTGGCGATACGTCCAAATATGAGGCTGTAAGGAACAAATCTCCCCTGGACGTAACCAAGGCCGAACAAATGCGATCCTCAGAAATAAGCCCTTGTTTGAGTGCCTTGCCAGGTATCAAAACTCCATCCCCTTGGCATACCCCATTTTATGCAGCTCAGGCAATTGCCTCTTCATGCGCCCCGCTCCAATGTCTGGCCGATAGAAAGGGGAGTTGGGTATCTTAACTTTCTTTACGGCGGCATAAGCATTCCGGCGAGCCGCGGCAATGGTGGTTCCGGTGCCGGTGATCACACAGGGGTAGTCTCCAGCAGTGACAATGCCGGGCAGGTCTACAACCTTGTCGCCAACCATTGTGGGTGCCTCACCGAGCATCACCTCGCACAAATGCACCTGATCACCCTCGGCACCACGAACGGGCATACCGCATAACTCTTTGTTGGTCATCTTGGAATAGGGGAAGTCCGGCAGAGCCACAACCACCGACACGCATATTTCACCGGGGATGCACTCCATGGTGTCATCACCATTGAGCAAGTCTAGCATCCATTGAATAGGATCGTCATTCTTGACGTGGGCCATGATGTTGTGCCTGGTGGGCCAACCATCGCGCATAGTCCACTCCATGGGCCACGGCTGGCCCTGAGGGTCAATGATGCAATTGTTGTCAACGTATCCGCAATAACCAAGTTTCTCCAGGGTGGGGGTGATCGGCAGGAGAACCTTCTCAGCCAATTTGCTCTTGGTGACGATCCGGCTGAGCGTTCCCATTTCCCCGGTGTTCACTCCGAGATCATCAGCCATCAGCTTTTTGTATTCCCAGTTCTCATAAAAATACTTTGACCAGCCTCCCGGCCCGAACCATCCGCCGACAGCCATCTCAATGCCGTACTTGCGCTCCTGGAGAATGAAGCCGTCCTTCCGAGCCGCCTTGACCAGCATCGGGTCTTTCTTCCACCGCTGGAGCATGTAGATCAGATCAGCGGGATCAGAGGCAACGTAGGATAACGCCTTGCTGGCATCTCCGGAGGGCTTGCTCACCAAATAGAGTGGGTTCTTCTTAACGAATGCCGCGGCGCTGTCGTAGTCAAAGAACGCTTTACTATCGATCACCTTGATACCAACGTCACTCATGGACTTCTGGCCGGTTCCCCGATTTATCTCCATCTGAGCGGCAGCCACACAGGGGGCTAGGATCGGGTAGCCTTGTTTACGATACGGCTCGAGCATCGGCACGTAATAAATATTGTCCGGCAGGTAAATCAGATCAGCCCAATCCAACCACTTGGCCCGAACCTCGCCAAAGTCCGTCAGCTTATCAACCAGCCCATGGCCGGATAATTTGACTGAGCCATCTTTGCGTGGGCGATCCCACCATTTGACAGTCCACCCTGCGGCCCTGGCTCTGAGAACCATATCGAGGCAGTTGGAGCCATCATCGAGTATGAGGAGTCTTTTGGTCATCGTCGCGTCGCTTCCTCAGTGGTTGACTCACCCACGAAGGGCGGCATTATTCTTGCTCCCGGTGGAGCGTAACTTGGGGTTTTCTTTTGCAGCATGCCTTTCTGTGCGGCAAGCGGAACACCCGCCCGGCCAATCAACTCAGCTGCACCAACCAAAGGATGCTTGGAGGCAACCGCGCCACCTGCAATTAACCAATCCCATGGGCCGATAAGTTGCGAACCGCTCCCAACTTTCTGAGCGCCTTCCGGGAATGTGCCGGCGTAGTCAGCAAGGAGTTTTAAATTGTCTTTTAACAGACCTGGATTTTTCTTGGAAATCAAATAGAATTTTCGTATGTCGACGTTACCAACAGGATCAACAGCCGACTTTATGTCGTATGCCTTCTTGATATTCACACGGGCTTGTTTGTATTGATCCAGCAACTCTTTGTTACCGGCCTTCTCAAGATTGCGTTCCACCAGATCGTCCAATTGTTCAGCTATCGCTTTTCTGGTAAAGCCTGTGCTTATTCTAACCGTGTCATCTGATTTGAAATCAAGATTGGCATCACTTCTAAGTTTTTTGATGGCTTGGATAGTGGTTCGAGAATTGATTACATCTTTTCCAGCGTATTCACCAACCAACTCCAAGGATGGCCCGAGGGCTTTAAAGGTTTGTGGCAATTCCTCAAGCTGCGAACTTATTTCGTGGCCCATCTCTTTTATCGAGCCTTTGAACGCATCATCCAGAGCGAACCCCGATTTGGTCGTTAGTTTTGGCGGCAAGGGGATTGGCCTCCCGTTGGGGGCTAGAATTTTACTGTCGCCTTGAGGAACGCTGATTTGATGCGATAGGTCATCACCAGCTTCGGCTACAGCGCGATACGCTTTGCCCTGAGCGCTTATGTAGCTTCCCAACTCATCCGGGGTGAGTGGCACATTCTTTTCCCAACCAGGCAATGAGTCGGCAGTTATTCTTCTGAAGTCGGCGGCGTTCCCTGCGGCTATAGCTTTGTTGGATTTATTTAATCCGGCTATTCCGGCAAGCAAGCTGTCGCCCTCAATAGGTGTGATTATCCCTGCGGATTGAGAAGCGTCCCTGATGGCATCTTTGGGAGCATTCAATTTTGCTTGTTTGGCGAGAAGAGCCTCATTTGCTGAAGAGATTGGAGCTTTAGAAATTGATGCGCCCAATACTGCGGGGGCTTGGTTGATTGCCTCCTCCACCCCCCTCCCGGCCATTCCTCGCAATGAAGTCGTATCGGCATCACCCTGAATATATTTCCTTGCTGGAGCGGCAACACCCTCACTCACTCCTTGCCCAATGAGTGACACAGGATTGTATTGTGAAACAGCTTTTCCGGCAGGGGTTTGCGGCTCGTAGGTTAGGGCGGTCTGAACAGACTGCTTCACCTGTTGAGGATTGACGTCTGGAACAGCAATGGCCCCCAACCCGGCAAGGTTAGATAGAGGGGCCGCTATTGCACCAGAACCCATTTGCATCAAAGGTTCAGCAACAGCGCCAGCAATATTGTCAGTCACACCAAATTTGCGAGGTTGTGGGGTTGGTTGCCCTTGGCTTAGAGCCATTGTACTTTGCGGCTTGCTCTCAGGAAAGGCCTCAGGACGGACGTTGTCGGCAAATGAACCGACAGGGGCGGGTACGTCCCACTTAACATCGGCGGGATTTATTTTATCGACAAACTTTTTTGCGTGGTCTTCATGCAAGGACTGCGCGTATTTGTCAGCATCCTCAACGGTGTCAAACTTTCCAAAATGGCCGCCCGTCTTATGATAATAATCAATGGCTTCTTTCGGTTCCATAATCCGTCCCTCTGGATGAACGGTGGGAATGAGAATCTCCCGGCCATCTTCACCGAAGGACATGGTGCGAACGGTGCTTGTTGAACCATCCGGATTTTTGACCATGGCCACAGGTTTGGTGTGGTCGAGGGTTCCTTTTTCCAATGGACCAGAATCCCAAGTGACGGTGGAAGGATCAATCGGCATAGTCTATCGTCCCGTCAGAATACATATTCACCTTGCGTCCATCCTTGGTTCCAGTTTTCACAACGGTTTTCGGTGGATTCTTGTCAGTCCTCGGATCAGGAAATTCGCTCTTTCCACCAACTCCCAAATTTTTACCCTTGGAGAATTTTGTTTTTTCTAGAGCCGATTTAAATGTTTCTTGCCGCCCAACGCCCTCGTCGTGCATTGCTTCTGCCACAGCGTCAAAGGATGCCGGAGTCATGCCCACATTGGCCCAGTTCTTTGCCTCTTCTGCTGCACCTGCTTGTAACTGGGCAATGGATGCTGCTCCACCTGCCAAGATGCGCGCCGATTCCATAGCTGTGGCATGCATATAGAAATAAAGGCTTGAGTAGGCTGGTTCGCCGGTCCACTTCTGCTCCCCTCGGGCAATGGCGTTAATTACTGGCGACAAATCAGAGGAACCAAGTTTTTTGATTTCAGCCTTAGTTTTTCCAATATTAAAATCTAGTTGCTTAACGGCTTGATCACTAGCATTTTGCATTGTGGTCAACTGCGAAGCACTTCGTTTGTTTGCAGCATAAGATATTGCTTGATCAGCAAACTTTACACCGGCCTCCTCATACGAAATTCCTTCCTCAGAAACCATTTGTTTTATAGCTTCCCATTGGATTGCTTTACGAACATCCCCGGCTTGATTACCGTATCCGGGGAATACTTGCGCCATGGGCATACCTGTCCTAGCCAAAGCTCCCAAGGCACTTAATTGCTCCGGCCCCATGTCAGATAATGCTTTCGCTCCACCGGAAGCTCGTTGTGCCTGAATTTTTAAAGCCTCCCCGTGCTGCGCTTCATTCACACCTTCGTGACGTATTTTATCAATCAACCCTTTTTCGCTCAGACCAATTTTTTTATCATTTTGATCAAGACCCCTGTCCCTGCGGGCCAAACTCTTATTAAACTGCTCCCCCATCCTTATGCTGTTTGCCTCACTTATATCGGCCCTATGCCCTTGCATCTGTAATTCCTTACGGTGCCAATTTTCAACCTCATCTTGCTTGCGTCCGGACATTTCTTCTTTTGCCGTATCAGCTTTTTGTTTGGCGACAGCATGGATTTGAGGAAGGTCGCGTTTGACGAGCATTGCAATGGTGTGATTGTCAGTGACGCCTTTTGCTCGAACAGCCTTAACATACTCATCAACTGTTGAAGCCATGTACGGGTCAACGCCCTGCTGGGTTTGCTGTCCTCCAACTTGTTGCGGGGTAGCCACACGGGGCTGTGCAGCAGGTTGAGTCTGTTCTTGCGCCATTCCGGCCACAGTGTTGTAAGATGGTATCTTAAATGCTTGCGCTCCTGCTTGCTGGTATGGCTGCGGAGGCCCCTGGGGTTGGCCACCAGGAGGTTGCATCTGGCCACCAGGAGGTTGCATCTGGCCACCAGGAGGTTGCATCTGGCCACCAGGAGGTTGCATCTGGCCACCAGGAGGTTGTGGCGGGGCCGACGATGCTCCAGGCTCAGGGGCTGGCGCGTACAGCATGTTGTCGGCACTTCTGAGGGCGCTCTCGTCATCCTCTTCCCGTT